ATTTTCATTTTTTATTATGGTAATTTATTATTAATATTTTTTTTAATTCTTCCTAGAATAAAAAAAATATATTTAACCTTAAATTTTTTTTTTTTTAACCTGGTATATCAATGATATCAACTGTTTCAAAATCGTCATAATCAGGATAATATTCCAAAACATCTTCACCTTCCAAATCAACATCTAAAGCTTCATCCTCTTCTATAATATCATCCATTTCTTCTCTTTCTTTATCAGTGATTACGGTATCAGAATCTTTTAATTCCTCATAAATACCTTCAGTTGATTCGATAATTCCCTTACCATATTCATCAACTTCATTAACAAAATATTCGCTATTGACAATATACATGAATTTTTTGATATCAAAATTATTCATAATAACATCAAGATTAAATGTTGAAAATATAAAATTAATGAAATCAATGATAAAATATGCAATATTTAATTTTAAGAATTTATTAGTATTAAAGTGTAATAATTTGTCAATTTCATATATTATATAATATAATAACACATTACCATTTCTATTATATTTATTAACTTCTTCGGCATTAATTAATTTTACTGAATCGTCAATATTGATAAAGATATCATCTAATGATTCTGGGAAAATATTGTTTGAAACGATTTCCCAATTTCTGAAGATTTTATGTTTTTTATTTTCATCAGATAATTGAATTGTTTGTAATTTTTTGTGATATTTGTTAAATAATTTAGTAAATGGATCCGAAATTTCAGTTTCTAATAAAACCTTACTATCAATAACGGGTAGTTTCTCAAGAGTAATTTTATAAATAAATCTTTGAAATTCTACTATGGTTTTTTTTAAATTTTGCATTCTTATTTGAATTATATTAAAAAATATATCTTTTAGAATTGCCTCTCTATTAATTTTATCGATATCCATTGATAGTAGTAATTTTTTTTGTTCTATATCATATAATTCTTTTATATTAATAAATTGCGATACATAACCTAAAAGTTTTAGTTTATTTGCTATAGAAAAATTAATTATGATACGCCTATTTGTTTTTTTATTGTTGACAAAATCTTTACTATTTTCCTTATAACCTAATAATATATGTGTAATAGCATCATAAAAAACATCAAGTTTTCCAGTTTTGAAACTTGTATAGTATATTACATCAGTTTTGAAAAACGGATGATTACTTTTATATGCTATTCTATTATCTTTATCAGAAATTATTATGGGAGTTTGTAATGGATAACCTAGATAATCATGATCAATTACATAAATATTATATTTTAATCTAACATCTGTATTTGAAGTATCATTATCTTTTTCAACACCAATAACAGATTGTAAATTATTGGTGAATTGATCAATAAATTTATAAGGATTTTCAACACTAGTATCTCTTTTAAAATGTTCAAATAATTTGTTCAAAATAGTTTCTGTATTTTTTTTATAATTATTTTGTTCTTCTTTAATTTTATCAAATTGTTGATTCTCTTTTAGTTTTAATTTATTTCTGAATTTATCAACATTTTCCTCTAATAGATCTAATTCTTTCTTCTTAAATACATAATTTTCATTGTATTTGCATTTATCACAAATATTACATTTTTTGTCTTGATCATAAACAAAGTTATGTAATAAACCATTTTGACAGTATTTTCTCGCTATATCATTTAACATAACATATTTTTGATTTTCTATAATTTCTTTACTTAATTTTTCATCAAATTCTACATGAATATTAGTATTACAAATTGTACAGACAAAAGATGATCCAGAAGCTTTCCAATTATGAAATTCACCTGTTGGGCAATTTGTTATATTATTTATGTTATAGAATATAATTGGTTTATCTTTTCTTCTTGAAACAAATATTTTTGCCTGTGTACATGTTATATAAGTTACTGGATCATAATATATATGAGGTTTATATTTTCCTATTAAAGGAATATTTTTCATTTTTGAGTATATATATTCGGTTTTTTCAAGAGCAATTGATGTTTTTTCATCATATGAAAACACTTTAATTATATCAATATTGTTAAATGTTTCAACTATTTTTTTGTAAAATTTAAGAGAAATTACTTCGAATAATCTATTAGCATTATCTCGTGATGAATTATTTGTTGTGCTTGTTTTGACTCGAGTATTTAAAAAAGTATTAGTTTCCAGTATACTATTTAGAATATCAACAACAGTATGAATAATAATTTTTTGTATTTTTGGGCCAAATTTTTTCTGTTGAGCTAAAGTGGTATTTTCGGGATATTCGTAATGCCACATGTTATATTTTGTAATCATACAAGATATTATATATAAGATATAGCATAATACTTTGAATCTTTTAATTTCAATAAGATCACCTGCTTTGTTTTTTCTTATTTTTAAATTTTCAAATAAAACATTTCCGTATTTTTCAAATATTGTAAAATTACAAAAACCTTTCTTATCACCAGACATAAAAGTAATATGACTATTATTTAATTCTAATATCATCAATATTATTATGTAAGTCAACATATTATTATGCTTAATATTTTTATAATAATCTTTCTCCTTACTTGAAAAAACAAAAATACTATTGTCAAGTTCAAATGCAAAAAGATTTGATAAATCTCTATTGATACCATAATTTTTAGATGCTTCCAAATTTCTTTCTTTTAGATTCTTCTTGATTATTTTGTTATTTAGGATAACAATATCAATTACATCTTTGGTGACTGCTTTTCTACGCCATCTAACATTGTGTGCAGTACCAAGAAAGTATGGAATATTGGTTAAAGTCGCAATTTTTTCAATTAATTTATCGATGTTTCTAATGGTAACTTTTAATTTCTCATATTCAGGTATGTCTTCCAAAGGTATATCCAATGGAATTGTGAATGGAACAAATTTTTGTGTTTCATCATCATATTGACCATCACTAATTAATTTTTTAATGTCTAATTGAAATCCACAACTTTTACATATATATTCTTGATCAACACTTTCTATCACATATTGAGCAACAAATGCTGATAGTTTGTCAATATATTTGTTGGGATCTGATTTTCGTAAAGTCGTAATATTATCCCATGTTATATTATGTTGACAAATTCCTTGCGTGATATCAGATTCTTCAACTCTCATTTTAACTTCTTTTTCGGTCATTAGTGATAAGTCAACAGTAATTGTTTGAACACCATCATGAACAGGTTGTGTGATTGATTTTAATCTCACAGTATCTCCAACTAATCCATAAAATATATCTTCTTTGGTATCATATCGTGGTTCAACTTTGATATATTTCTCAAAATATAATTTTTGCTCTAATTGATTAAATAATTGAGAGTCTCTTGGTATTTCAAATGTTTTTTTTTCAAAATATTTTACGAATTTGTAAAATGTATAAAACGGTATGCTCTCAATTTGATTTAATCTTGATTCGATATTATAATATATTTCAAGTAAAATATCATCATATAATTTCGCAATAATAATTTTTACTTGATCTTGTAAACTTTGTTTATTTAGTTGTTCATATGTTTCAATATTTATTTTGTCAGTTTCTAAATTAAATAACCAATATAAAGATGATTTATGTTTTTTTAGATTTAAATTTGTTATTTGTAAAAATTTTAATATTAAATTATAACCATTGGCATTAATTTGTGGTACATATTCTGACTTGCCACCCTTTAATCTATTAACTTCATTTATTGTAGCAATATCATCATCAACATCAGCATCAATGTCATCTAATGCGTTTTCCATACTGTCATCATCTATAATTTTAGTCTCGGAATCCGATTCGGGAATTAATTGTCTTATATCCACAAAATCACGAACTTTAAGACAATCTAATGGATAGGTATTAGTTTTTATAGCAAAACCAACAATATTAATTATTTGTTCTTTAGATCCTATTCTCAATTGGACATTAATTTTGTCGCTAGGCTTATGATCAGAATCTAGTGACATAAAAGATGCTACTCTAATGGCATTAATTGTTTGATCAAGTAATAATCCAAAACCATAGTCCTTAAAATCTCTAAAATTAATATATGGGTATTTTCTATAATGTAACAAGTCATTATAATATTCGTTATTTTCAATACTTCTTCTGCCCTGATTCAATAATTTGTAAATGATTTTTACTTCTTCGTTGTTATTATATAATGTTACTTTTCTATCAATCATTGGTACATAGAATAATTTTCTAATTTCCTGTTTAATTTTGGGATTTTTCTTAACTGATTCTGAATAATATTCCGAAACTCTTTCAATTTTATTAACAATATATCTAATTTTTGTGTCTTCTTTTTTTTTAATTTTGTTAATATCAAGAGTACCTTTATCATATTTTTCTGTGTCTTTGTGATATAATAAAAAATCGTCAACAATAGGAATTAGAATTCTGGAATTTACCAATTTTAATATTTTTTCGTCAGGACTTGTATCATTTAGTCTAATTGTTTCATGTTCTGTTAAATAATTCCAAAATTCATGTGCCAAACCATCATCTATTTCTTTCTTGGACAAAACAGCTTCGATACTACTAAAATCAATATATTGTCTTCTTGGTAAAACAACATCAATAAAAATATACTCTCCTTGTTCATTTTCAATTAATTCCAAGATCCTAAAAACTTCTTCTTTTTCAGTTTTTTTATATACTAATAATAAAATTATTGTTTTAATAATATTATGTGCTTGTGAATATAAATTATCATTTAGGTGTTTCAACTGAAAAAAATATTCTACATAATCTTTATCAAGTGATTTGATAAAATCAAACGCATCTTTTAATTCGGGTTTTTGAGAAAGTGCTGAGACTTTTTGAGAATCACTGTTTAAAATTAGGATAATGTTTCTTGCTAATTCATAATATTTAATTACTAATGCATTGTTTTCACTATTGAAAAAATTTTTAACCCTAAAATTAAAATTATGTTGACTTTTTGTAAATTCAACAATATTATTAATATAAATATCCGTTTTTCCCGTAAAAAATACGCCAATCATCAGGAATAAATACATCGAAATGTATCTTTTAACGATATTTAGAATTAATTGAACATTATCTTCATTTTTTATTAATTCACGAATTTCGTTGACGTTTATGGTGTCCATGTAATCAATCAATATTTTGTTAATATCTTTTTGATATTTGACAAAATTTATTTCCGATTGAATTTGTTCAAATTTTTTATCTCGAATGATTACATTATTGAAAAAGTCATCGATAATTTTATCTAATAAATCATCAATTTTATTAATATACATTGTATAGTATATATA